CTGCCCGCGGGCGTGGACCCGGTCGCCACGGCCACGGAGGCATGCGGCCGCTTCGACGGGGGTCAGCAGATGGACGAGGTGTCCGGCTGGCTCGGCGAGCGCGCCGGGCTCGATCCGGACGGTCAGGGCTTCTTCCTCGGCGCCGCGGTCGGGACCTACTGTCCGCAGAACTTCCCCAAGCTGGGCTGAGGCCGGCCGCCCGGTGGCGGGGCGCCGCCCGCGGGGGTCACATGCGGGCGAACCTGGCCCGCGCGATCGAGTAGACGCCGAACAGGGCGATGCCCGCGCCGGTGAGGACGAGCAGCACCTGTCCGAAGGGCTGCTCGCCGACCGTGCGCAGCGCGGCGTCCAGCCCGCCGGCCTTCTCGGGGTCCGCGGTGACGACGGCCGCGATCACCAGACCGCCGAGGATCGCCAGCGCCACCCCCTTGGCCACGTACCCGACTCGCCCCGCGATGACCACCGCGCGGCCGACCTCGCCGCGGCCGGTGCGCTCGAGGTCCTCGACGAACTTCGCGGTCGCGCCCTTGTACACGTGGTAGGCGCCCACCCCGAGCAGGACGAGCCCCACGACCACCAGCACCACCTTCCCGGCGCCCGAGCCCAGCAGGCCCGCCGTGGCGTCGGACGCGCTCTCCGAATCGGACCCGCCGCCGCCCGACGCGAACCGCGCGGTGGCCAACCCCAGGGCTATGTAGACGACGGCCTTCGCGCCGGCCTTGAGCCGGTCGGAGGCCTCCTCGGAGCCCAGCAGGACCTCGACGACCTGCCACAGGCCCAGCGCGAGGAACGCGACGGTGCCCGCCCACAGCAGTATCTGCCCGCCGGGCGCGGCGGCGATCTGGGCGAGCGCCCCGGAGTTGGAGGCCTCGCCGCCGCCGGAGCCGAGCGCGATCCGCACGGCGATCCAGCCGATGAGCAGGTGGACGACGCCGTTCATGACGAATCCCGCGCGGGCCAGCCACTCGAGCGCCGGGTGGTCGACGGCGGATCGGGCGGCGTCGGACGCGGACCGTGCGGTGCCGGGGACGGAGCGGGAACGCAGCGGCGATCTCATGGCCGGATTCTCCCACGCCGGCGGGCGCTTCCCATCCGGTCCCGGGTCACCACTCGATCTCGCCGAGCACCTCGTTGCGGCGCCGCAGCTCGGCCAGGCGCAGCTCGGCCGCGCGGTGTTCCTCCATACGCCGCCGCGCCTGCTCGGCCAGGGCGTCCGCCTCGACCTCGGCGAGCAGTAACTGGAGGCGGTCCTTCTGTTCCCGCAGGGTCTCCACGGACGTGTCCATGGCGATGAGTTTGCGGGAGCCGGCCGTGGCGTGGAGGAAGGGGTTGCGTTCGAGGATGAGGCGGGCCTCCTCGGGGTCCAGCACCCGAGAGAGCTTGAGCAGGACCGGGTAGCCCTGACCCTCGCTGTCGGCGTCGGGATCGTGTTCGGGGTCCAGGGCGGCGGCGACCACCTTGAGCGGCCTGGCCCGCGGGGAGGCGCTGCGGAAGTCGAAAGCGTCCGTGTCCATGGTGATCCCGGCTCCTTCCCGGCCCACCGCCCGGTGGTGCTCCGGGCGACCAGTGCTACCTGGCACAACCGTAAACGCCCCGGCCGTGGGGCCGGGGCGTTTCGGGTTTCCGGAGCTACGGACTCCGGATCATGCGGGGCCGGCGATCAGATCGCCGCGTGCTCAGCAGTCGTAGTAGAGCTCGGATCACGTCCTGCGCGTTTGCTGAATACGGTTGTAGTGGGCCATGTTGCCTGACCTGCGGTTTCCCTGCCGGTAGCGTTGGCTACAGTTGTCGAGTTTGGAAACTCCTGCGTACCCACTGCGTACCGGACGGGTCTACGTCGCCCGCTTGCGGTAGCGGTCGAGGATGAACGTCTCGGCCAGTGACCAGCCGGTGAACCCGGCGTAGGTCCGTTTCGAGAATGATCCCGCGGAGAGGTCGTTCGGCACCTGGTCGGGGTTCGCCAGGAGGCGGGCTGTGGCGGTGACGATGACGGCGGCGAGATCCTCGGCCGGTTCCCCGTTCTCGAACCCTCGGTCCCTGGTGTATCCGCGGGCCATAGCGGTGACGATCTGGACATGTTCGGAGGCCAGGGCGACGAACGCTTGATCGTCGCCCCGGCCCACGAACTCGGCCACTCGTTGACCGGTGACCATTGTCAGCCCGCGTCGGCCGCGGTGAGGACGACGACACCCTCGGGGTGGAGGAGGCCGAGGTCGTAGCGGCAGACGACGCGGAGGCCGATCTGGTCGTACTCGGCGTACCGCTCGGACAGCACGGTGATGGACGGGTTCACGTCACGCACCACGGCGATCTGGGACATGTCCGCGAGGATCGCGGTGCCGGCCGGGATCTTGTTCGTCACGGTGACCGGGACACCGAACAGGCGGTAGGTGGCATCCCTGGTGAGGTCGCTCTCGAGGAGGTACTTGCCTCCGTTGTCCTTGACCTTGCGGATGGTGATGAAGTCCGCGCCGTTGATGATCCACCGGTTCGGGGTGACCTCGGAGGCCGAGGTGAGCGCGAGGGCGTCGAGGAACGCGTCCGGGTCGGCGGTGTCGAGGGTGCCGGTCTGGACTCCGGTCTGGTTGATGATGCCGGTGATTCCGTCGTCGGTGCCGGTGCCGGCCAGGAGCTCGTTGTCGAGCTTGGAGGACACGTCGGAGACGAGGCGCGACTTGAGGACGGAGTCGAGGCTGACGCTGGAGGCGCGGAGCAGCTCCGAGGTGTAGCGGGTGATCGACTTGATCGACTTCCGCGACGTCGGCATGAGGGAGATCTCGTTGAATGTCACGTCGTAGTCGTCGGGGATGAGTTCCCCCTCTCCGACGTAGTCGACGGTGCCGGAGGAGACGATGCGCGGGATCTTGAGCGGCTCGGAGGAGTCGAAGATCCGGACACCGGATGAGAGGACGACGGAGGCGGCTTCGAGCGGCTGCACCAGCAGCGAGGCGACTTGGTCTTTGATGAGGGTCGGATGGTCCGCGGTGGAGTGCGCTGCGGGGGGAGTCGGTGAACTCATGGAGTTGCCCTTTCTAGGCGTTGGGGAGATGGTCTCGACCCTTGCCGCCAGGGCAAACGGTGGGGACGGTCACCAGGACCGTCCCCACCATTATGTCACAGTGACGTTAGAACACCATGCCTCTCCTCGGTTTCTTCTCCGTCTCCGACTTCGGGGGTGGCGGGGAGATGCGCTCGAGGGCGTCCGCGATGCGCCGGAGTTGGATCCAGAGGCGGTGCGCGTCTTGACTGTCCATGGCTGCTCCTAGTTGGCTGCTCGTCGCAGGATCGAGGCGAGGTCGGTGGTGCCGGCGTCGGGGATTCCCTGCCCGACGTCGCCGCGGGGCCGGCGTGCCGCGAGGTGCGGCTTGCGGGCGAGGAGGTCGTCGATCGCGGCGGTGAGGGCTTCCTCGTCGTCGAGGTGGTCCTCGTTGAACTCGAGGTCGTCGGGGTCCGCGAGGAGGCCGGTGGCTTCGACTTGGAGGCGGTGGACCCGGCGGGCGAGGTCGTCGGCCTTCCCGGCGCGTTGCCGGTATCGGGCGTTCTCGTCGCGGAGTTTCTCGACGTAGTCGCGGGGGAACGTGTCCGGCTCCTCGGTGATGTCCTCGACCTCGACGGTCGGTTCCTCGATCTCGGGGTTGTCCTCGACCACGTCGGGGGTCTGCTCGTCGGTCATGCTGCTGTTCCTCTCGTTGCGGCGTCTCGGGCGAGGCGCCTGGTGTGCCCGGTCGAGGTGATGCCCTCTCGGACGACCGGGATCGGGGAGCACGTACATCCCTTGTGTGTTGGCATCGGATGATCCTTCGGCCATACGCGGCCTTCTCTCCACCACCAGCGGCAGAGCTGGCAGGCACCAGGGGAGATCCCGCGGATCCACCCGCGTGTGACCTTCGAGGTGGCGATGCCCTCGGTGTAGGCGTTCTGCCCTGCGTTGAACGTCTCAGCGCGGGCCAGGCGGGCGACAATGGCTTCCGGTACCTCGGAGGTCTCAGCGACCACCAGGACCGTGCTGGCGGCCTTGGAGAGCCTCTCCAGCTCGACCGGCGGGGTGGTCATGGTGACCGGGACCGGGGTGGCGGTCTCGACCATGAGAGTCGCGGACAGTGACAGATCCGCGAGGGTCGCGGCTTGCAGGTTGAACTTCTGCACCAGCACCGCGAGGAGCTCGACCGCTTGCTCCCTGGTGATCGTGGCGTCGAGGAACCTGCGGTACACCTCGATGACGGCGGTCTCTGCCCTGCCACCGAGGGCGAGGAGTTCGTCTCGGAAGCTCATGACGCCAGACCTCTCAGGACGTCGACTCCGGCGGTGTCGAGTGCTTCGGCGCGGCGTGCGGCGCGGATCTCCTCGATCTCGTCCGCGGTGTATCCCAGACGGGCCAGGGCGGTCGAGGCGGGCAGGAGTCCGGCGGCGTAGAGCTTCGTCACCGCGTCGGCTTCCTGCGCGAGGGAGCGGGTGGAGGGGTCGGCCCACTTGACTCGGACTTCGACACGCTCCGGATCGACTCCGTCGCGGACGGCGACTATGAGGCGGGCCACCTGCTCCCAGGACCGTCCGAACGCGGCTTGACGGGCTTCGGCGCGGGCCGTCAACGCGGCTTCAGAGGCGCGGATCGAGTCGGCCGACGTGGGGTTGTCCCCACCGATTCCGAGCATGTGCTCCGGCAGACCGGACACCGCGGAGATCTGGCGCATGATCGTGCCGATCGCGGTCTCGTACCCTGCGAGATCCGAGCCGGGGAGCTGCCCGAACTTCCCGTCCGGCTCCTCGTTAATCATCATCCGGTCACCCTCCTCGATCGGGGAAACCTCCTCCCCGGTGTCGTCCTCTCCGAGGGCCAGGCCGGTCGCCCACCGGCGCGGTCGGGCGGTGTACTCCGAACCCACCATGAGGTCGACGGTGAGCTTCGACAGGGCATCGGTGAGGCCGAGAATGTCCTCCATCTCCGAGCGGCCGTCCTCGAGGAGTCTGGTGGCGTTGCGGAACGCGACGACCGGGACGACTCCGAGCGGGTTGTCGAGGACCGCGGTGGTGTGGAAACCCACGGTCGTCGCGCCCACCGTGTTCGCGGAATACCGGGTGATCCGGTCGGGTTCGTAGAGGACCGCCTCGGTGGTCGAGTCCGTCCTCCAGCGCTTCACCGCGGCGACGATGCGACGCGTCGACGGATCCTTGAGGACCGTCACCTGTCGCGGCGACTCGATCGACACGTTCGGCCGGCCGTCCGGGTGCGCCCACACAACGGCGTAGCTCGTGCCGAGGGTGAGGGCTTCCCGGTGCGCCAGGGGTGCGAGCTGGTCGAGATCGGACCCGATCCAGGCGGGCCACACGTCGTCCCGGTCGAACCCGACGATGCGGAGACGTTCGGCGATCGAGTCCACCAGAAGTCGCGGAACATTCACGCTGAGGTGGTCGAGGCGGTCTCCGAGGGCTGCGCGGGCCTCCGGTGCGAGGAACGCGAGCGGCTGCTGACCGTGGTAGTAGCGGTCCAGCCGGTCCAGGCGGGCGGCGGGGGCGTCGAGCTGCTGGAGCAGCCCGGTGAGTAGGTCGTTGTTCATGATCGAAAGCCTTTCGCTCGTTTTCTCTTCTTCGTTGATGCCCTCCACGTCGCTCGTGAATGGGCCATGACTACACACACCGCCAGGTCAATGCGGCGGTGACTTCCCCTCCGTTCTTTCGCTAGTCGGACACCGCGGGCGTCCTCGGTCACCGTGGCGTTGCCGATATGGCGCGCCAGGTCTTTGTTCCCTGAGTGGGAGATCTCCCCGTTGATCGCGGCCTGGTATGCGTCCGTAGTGGCCGGGGTGAGGCGTGCCGAGGTCTGGTTGAACTCCGTCACGAAGATCCCCTCCGAGTTGAGGAGCTGGAGCGTGCGTGCCCACCGGAACGGATCCGCGGTCACCTCGACCACGTCCCAACGGCGGCAGGCGTCACGGATCGTCTGCTCGACCTCGAGGATCGGAACCCGCCAGGCTTCGTCCCCGTCCGGCGGTTCCCACAATCCGGCCACGTCGAGATGGGGATGTTTGTCCACGGTCGCCACCACCAGAGCGGTTGCGTCTCCGTTGAACGATCCGTCGAGGGCCAGGACCACCCGCTGCCCGTCCGGTATCCCGACCCCGGTCGACAGCTTCGGCCACAGACCAGGCGGCAGGAACGCAGCGTCGTCCTGCTCGACCCACTGACCGAGTCGGGCACGGCGGAACTCCGACTCCCTCGACCGCGGTGGCAGAGCAGCGCGGAGAGCCGAACGCTGCACCAGGTCGTCAAGGCCCGGGTTGGCGACCGCCCATGCCTCCTCGTCGTCGACAGCGCACCCCACCGGGGCGGAATACTCGACCACTCGAAGGTTCGGGTTATCCGGATTGCTCCGGCCGTCGAGGACCAGGTCGAGCAGTGGCGAGGTCTCCCGCCACGATGGCGGCGACGGCGTACCAATGGCGAGGAGCTTGGACCCCTCGACCTTCCCGGTGCTGTGGAGTAGTGACTCGAACGCGTCCCGGCGGACGATGCCCACCTCGTCACAGATCGCCAGAGACGCGGCCTCACCCTCGATCCTTGCAGCCTCACCAGGCAAGGCCACGATGTGACTGTCGGTGCCGGGGATCGTGATGCGGTCCTTGTACACCCATGCCCGCGAGTCGAGCTCCTCGTTCAATGCCACCATGCGGGCCGCGGTCGACAGCATCCTCGTGGCGGAGCGTTCGTCCTGGGCGACGATGACAGCGCGGGCACCCTCGATCCCAGACATAAACACGTGATGCAGAGCCAAGGCCGCGGTGATCGTCGACTTCCCCTGCCCGCGAGGCAGACACCAGACCACCAGCGGCCGCTCCTCGTCCAACAACGTCCCGACGAGATCCCGCTGCCACTGTCTGACCTGTACCGGCTTGCGGGCACCCTGCCCCTTCGGCGTCACCAGGTACCGGCGGGCGAACTCGACGAACTGCTCCGACCCACGCTTCCGCGGCCGCCACGGCAACGGATCCATGACCCGCGGACCCTTGGGACCGCCTTTCACCGGATACCCCTTGGGGTTTGAGTTCGTCTCGATGCCTTGCCGGAGGGTGCCGGAGAGGTCGAGGGGGGTCCACCGGGGCGGGCTTGTCCTCGTCGGGCGTTGCAGGCGCGGCAGACGACGTTGACGAGGTCGAGGGTGATGGGTTTGCCGGCGTTGTGGGCTTCCCATGCTTCGGGGGTGTGGTCGCAGGTGAGGTCGGTGGTGGTGTGGCAGTCGCTACACCAGGGCTGGAGGCGTCGGGCGCGGGCTGAGAGCTTGCGCCATTGGCCTTCGTATCCGCGGGCGCGGCGGCTTTTGGTTGGCTGCGGTTTGTGGTCGTCGCACCAGGAGGCGCCGGCGACGGGTTCACCGCATCGGAGACAGGGTCTGTGGAGCATCGGTCCTCCTCTCGTCGTTGAGTCGTGCTTCGAGGGCGTCGAGCTTGGCGTCGAGTTGTGCGAGGCCGCGGCGGATCTTCACTTGGAGGAGGATCCGTTCGATTCCTTCCCGGCTCATGGCTGCTCCTCGTCGGTGGGGAGGACGAGGTCGAAGAGGGTCTTGTTCACTTGGTCTGTCATCTGGTCGAGGGTGCCGGCGATCTGTGCGGCTTCTCGGAGTTGCCAGGCGAGGATGCGGGCGGCGTTGAAGGCGACGGAGATCCGTTCGTGTGGGTCGTCGACTGACTTGAGGGCGGTGAGGAACGATCTCTCGTTCTCGACCGGGTCGGTGTTGACGAGGAACTTGAGGGCGAGTCGGGCGGCTTCGAGGCGGACTTGGTCGCTGCTCACTGGGTGGTCCTTTCGGTGGCGTCGACGAGGAGGTCTGCGAGGTGGAGGGCTTCGGCGTCGGTGAGGAGGAATCGGTCGTGGCCGATGGTGAGGACGGTCCAGCGGCGTCGGGTGCTGACGTCGAACTCGGGTGTGCCTTCGAGGCGGATCACTGGTGGTTCCTTTCGAACGCGAGGACGTTTAGGGGCGCTGTCACATCTGTCACGACTGTCACGTTGTCGGGGTCGTGCTCGGAGTTAGTGACACTTGTGACACTTGTGACAGGCCCGTAGAGGCCGCGTCCGTACTTCTGGAGGCGGTCGGTGTCGACTGCGCGGAGGCAGTACTGGCGGACTGTTGTGCCTGGGAGGTCGAGGGCGGTTGCGATCGCCTGTGGGCTGACTGGGCCGTGGTCGGTGGCGTAGCGGACGATCGCGGCGGCGTCGTCGCTGAGGTTCCTTGTGGCCTTGGTCTGTTGTGCGGCCTGGGCGGCGGCGTCGAGACTCTCGCCTGAGAGGGTCCACGCTCCGTCGGTGACGGTGACGGAGTATTCACCTTCGATGACGTCGCGGCCGGTGACGCGGATGAGTCCTTCGTCGCTGTTGCGGTCGCGGCTGAGGTTGACGGTGAAGTCGGCCGATCCGTTGAGTCCGTTCGTGCCGGAGGTCGAGTCCATCCAGTCGTCGCCGGTGGCTTTCCGTACGTGGTGGACGACGAGGAGGGTCGAGCCGGGGTGCGCGTCGGTTGATCGCTTGAGCTTGGTTCCGATGCGGTAGTCGCGCTCGTATGCGGATTCGCCGGGGCGGGATGAGGGCATGACGCGGCCGAGGGTGTCGAGGATGACGAGGGGTGTCTGGCCTGCGTTGGCGTCGAGCCAGGCGTCGAGGACGTCGAGGACCAGGAGCGGGGGGACGTCGGTGACGAAGTTCATGCGGGCCGGGATCGGTGCGTCGTGGAGGAGGTGTCGGGCGCGGCTTTGGACTCGTCGCTCTCCGTCCTCGAGTGCGAGGTAGAGGACGGGTCGGGGCTTGCCGACGTCGATGTGACCGAACGCTTTACCGCCGGATGCGACGGCGAGGCCGAGTCCCATGACCGCCCACGATTTGCCGGCTTTGGGTGGTCCGGTGAGGAGGCCGAACCCTTCGGGGATGAGGCCGGGGACGGCGAACTTGACGGGCGGGTAGTGCTGGGCGTCGAGCCAGTCGCCGGTGATGACGTAGTCGAGGAGGTCCACTTCGGAGGTGGTGGTCACTGATCTCCCCCTCGATCGCGGCGCATGGTCGACAGGTTGTATGCGATCTCGGTGAGCGCGATCGCTTTGCACATCTCAATCTCGGCGCGGTCCTGTGGCGTGGGTTCCCGTTCGTCCCATGCGGCGGCGATACTGCGGAGGTGCTGGTAGCACTCTTGGCCGGAGTAGAGGTTGCGGTTCATGCGACCTCCTTGGCTGCTGCGCAGACGATGGCGCGCTCCTTGTCTGTCGTTGCGGCTTCCCAGGCGCGGCGGAGGTCGTCTTTGCTCCAGTGGCCGTGCCCGTTGAGGTGGATGACGGAGGCGAGGACGGATTCCGCGGTGAGGGTGGGCCGGTTGCATGGTGTGAGCCAGTGGTCGGCGTGTCCGCAGTCGAACGGCTCCAGGCGTCGGGCTGCTGCGATACGCTTACGGATGAACCCGCCAAAGTTCATTTCGCAAGCGCCTCGGCTCCCTGCCGGGGCGTTCTGCGTTGGGGTGGTCATGTCAGGGGGTTCCCTCCGTGAGGCTGCGCTCGAGGGCGTCTGCGAGTTCGGTGAGGACGCGGGCGTCGGTGCGGACGAAGTCGTCCCGGTGGACGGCGAGGCCGGCGGCGATGAGTCGCATGTGCCGCACGGTGAGTTCGGCTTCTCGGTCGAGGGGGAGGACGGGCTGTGCGGTCATGCGGCACCGCCGCGGGTGGTGGCGAGTTCCTGGGCGTTGATCCAGGCGTCGACGGCGGAGCGGCGGTAGACGACGCGGCGGCCGAGCTTGAATGATTCGGGGCCGGTGCCGGCGTGGCGCCAGTAGCGCAAGGTGCCGACGGGGATGCCGGTCTCCTCAGACAGTTGGGCCGGGGTGATGATGGGGTCGGACATTGGGAACCTCCACGAGAAAGTGACTTCCTTGAAAAGGTAAGCACATGTTTGAGGTGTTGGCAACCTTGAGTAGGTGCTATCTTTCTCGAGTGGGTAATGACAGTGATGAGGACCGGTTCGGCAAGCGAGTTCGCGACGAACGGCTTCTCAACGGGTGGACTCAGGCTCAGTTGGCGGAGAAGCTGCTGGAAGAGGGCATAAAGCTCCACCCGAGTGCGATCGCAAAGATCGAGGACCGCGGCGGTGCGAAGCCGCGGGCGATACGACTTGAAGAGGCCGCTGCCCTTGCTCGAGTCTTTGGGCGCCGGCTCGATGAGATGTATGAGGACGACGAACACCGCGTCCGATCCATCGGTACCCGGCTTTTCGTGTGGCTGAACCGCCTGGAGGAAGAACTTGCCGACGGATCCGCGCTCCGAGACGAGATCGAGGTATTGCTACAAGGCGCAGAGGACCCGGAGCGACGTGGTCACCTTGAGGGGTTCTTCGTCACCGATCGTATTGACCGGATCCTCGAGGTCGCGGACGTTGTAGAAACTGCGGCCGGTCAGCTTCGGCATCCGAGTCGGACTCAGGTTTGGTACGGGGGTTTCCTTGGCAACGAGGCGTAGTCGGCGGGCCGGAGTCGAGGACCGCTGGCATAGGGCCGACGGGTCGAAGTCGAGGGACTACGGGCGCGGCTCGAGGTGGCGTGCCCGATGGGTCGACGATCGCGGCGTCGAAGTCACGCGGGCGTTCCCGACGAGGGTCGAGGCACAACGTCACGTCGACGGGATCTCGGCTGCGCTCGTGCGCGGGGACTATATCCGGCCGGAGGATGCGCAACTCACGGTCGAGCAGTGGTGCGAGCAGTGGCTCGAGGCGTACAAGGTGCATCGGCCGTCGACGGTTCGGCAGGCGCGGACGCATGTTAAGAGGATTGTGGCGGCGTTCGGGGACCAGCGACTGTCCGACGTGCGGCCGACGATGGTCCGGTCGTGGATTGCGTCGATGCAGGGGGAGGGGTTGGCGGCGTCGACGATCTACGCGCTCCACTCGAGGCTTGCGCACATCATGGCGGACGCGGTCCACGACGGGATCTTGCAGCGGTCTCCCTGCTCGAGGCGGACGTCCCCTCCGATGGGCAAGACCAAGGTCTATGTCGCGACGACGGAGCAGATCTGGGCGTTGCACGACGAGATGCCGGAGCACTTGCGGCCGGCCATTCTGCTCGGAGCGTTCGCTGGTCTACGGCTGGGGGAGGTGTGCGGTCTGCGGGTCGACGACGTCGACTTCATGCGCGGATCGGTCACACCACGGTTCCAGGCCGGCGGGGCGCCTCTCAAGACGTCGGGCTCGGAGATGACGGTCCCGGTGCCGCGGGATCTGGCGTTGCTGTTGTCGGAGTCGGTGGCGACCTGGGGCACCGACTACGTGGTGACCAACGGGCTCGGTGGTCCGGCGCGGGACTTCCAGGTCGAGCGGGCCGTCCGCGAGGCGCGGGGTCGGGTTCCTGGTCTGCCGGAGCGGTTCACCCACCACGATTGTCGGCACCATTACGCGAGCATCCTGATTGCCGGGGGAGCGGACATTAAGACGATTCAGGCGCGGATGCGGCACCAGTCGGCGCGGGTCACCCTCGACGTGTATGGGCATCTCATGGACTCCGGAGACGACGCGACCCGCGACCTCGTCGGTGGTGCGATGAGGTCGCGGGTCGGATCTCCTGCGTACCGACTGCGTACCGGGGGCGATTCCGGCTAG